AGAATGAAATATTAAAGGAAGAAAAAGAACAAGCTTGGGAAGAATGGAATAATTTAGAACAAGGAAGTTATGAAACAGAACAAAAATTAAAACAACAAACTAAAGAATTAAAAAAAGAGAATGAAGAATTAAAATTTGAAGAGAGAAGGAGAATAATTGGAAAATATGGAGATGCTGAAATTCACGATGTGATAAATAAAATCTTATCAAATGATTATATTCCAGTTCAAAAAATAAAAAACATAATAGACAGAATTAATTATGATATAGAAAAGACTAAAGAAATAATATCAAAAAATACAAATATCAATGCAAGTTATCGAAAAAATGATTATCAAATAGTAAGATTAAGAGCAATGAACACAAAATCTTTAGATATAAAAAAGAGATTACAAGAATTACTAGAAAGTGAGGAATAACAATGAAATTATATGAAAGAATAGAAAACAATAATTTTGATGAAATAGACAAAAATAGAGCAATTGAATTAATTGAAGGTGGAAATGGACATTTAGTTTATAATGAAAATTATTTTAAACTACAAAAAGAAAATGAAGAATTAAAAAATAACATAAGAAAAAATGAAAATGAGTTAGAATTTGATGTTAATTGTGACTGGATTGCTTTACAAAAAATGTTAGACGAATCTGAAAAAAGCAATGAATATATATCATACAAGAATGAAAAATGGATAAAAGAAAAGTATTGTATTCCAATTCAAAAAATAAAAGCCAAAATAGAAGAATTGGACATAGCAATATCAGAATGCATATATTTAGACGAGGATGACGAAAAATACAAAAAAGCAGTTAAAAAAGACAAGTTATGCTTATTGAATCAAAAAAGAGCCTTGCAAGAACTACTAGAAGGGAGAGAATAAAATGAGTGAAGAAGAATATAAAGTTGAGGTAATGTGTGACTATAGATGATTTGAAATTGTTAAGAGATAGCTTAAAAGGAACATTAGTAAGAGAAAATTCAATGAATTTTGAATATTTAAAAAAGATAACAGAGTTAGGCTATTTTATTGAAGAAGTAATAAAACAAGAGGAGGACTAACATATGACAAAAGAACAAGCAGTAGAGAGATCAAATAAAATTATAACAACAAAATTTAATAATGATTATTCAATAGATAATGTAGATAAAGAAGCAATAGAAATAGTTTTATCTATGCTAGAAGAACAAGACAAGACAATTGATTTAATGTCAGAAACAATAAATAATCATGATATAGACGAAGATGTTTGTAAACAAATGGGGCAAAAAGCAAATTGTAATGAATATGAAGATGCAAAAGAGTGTAAAGAGTGTATAAAACAATATTTTATAAATAAAGCGAAAGAAATCAGATAATCTGGAGGTACATGTAATGGATAAAATAGAAATGGTTATGATAAATGGAGATACAGTAGTAAAAAAGCAGTTTGAGATATTAGATAAAGATGGAGTTATAAGTTTTGAGTTAGGCAAGTTAACATTAGCAGTCAGAAAAGAAGATCTAAAAAAATATTTGTAGGAGGTACAAAAGATGCAATACATAAAAGAAGATGTTGAAAGAATGTTAAAGGATCACTTAAAAAATCAAGCAAAGCTGACGGAAATACAATTAAAAAAAGAAGAATACGAAAAAAGATTGGAATATGCTGGAACGGTATATGAGGAAACAGAAAACGAAATTATAGAAAATATGCAGTTAGCTGGACAAGCTTATGATAGCATACATAGTAATACAAACAAAGTATCAGATAAAGTGCTAAATACGGCAATGAATTACCATAAAGAAGAAAGACACATAAACAAAGAAGATAGGCAATTTTTACAAACTAAATTAGAAGAACTAAACAAATTGAAAGACGAGTTAGACAAAAAAATAGTAAGAGTTGAAAATATGATAAATCAACTATCAGCAGAAGAAAAGTTTGTTATAAAGATATATTATATGGAAAAATCTAAATGGGATTATGTATCACAACAATACTGCATGGAGTTCCAAAAACCAAAATCTATAAACCAATTATTAAATATAAGGGACACGGCAATAAAAAGTATGCTTGATGTACTAAATATAGGTGAATAATGAAAAATTGTGATAAAATTGTGATAAAATTTGGATGAAATTTGGTCTTGAAAGAGTTATAATTATAATAGAGAAAAAAAGATATAAACTTTTGCGGAGCTGAACATTAAATGTTTGGCTCTATTTTTCTATTAGATATTAATATAAGGCCTTATTATAGGTAATTGCTATTAAAGATATACTGAACTAGTGCGGTATGTTAAGGCTGCTGAGGTGGTCGTAGTTAGTTGCCTAGTAAAAAATGACAACTTAATCCAGAAAGTTTGGAGCTTTCCTGCTAAGAAATGCGTACCTAACAAGGTATATGGTGCAAGTCCATAGGTTGTCGCCAGGTTCTAGGTAGCCCCTAGATATGCGGAGTAAAAAGTGGGGAAACCTCCGTTGAAAATAAAATTTAAATCCCCTACATGGCAGAGTAATTCAAACGGCTTTGAACACTGTCTTGAAAACAGTTGGAGCAGTAAAATGCTTGGGGCTCGACACCCCACTCTGTCGCCAAGTAAAATAGTATGTAATGATATAAAAAAGCAATGGAAGCAAAAGGTTGAGATATTAATTCCGACACAGGGAAGAGAAATATCAGAACTTCCAAGAGATTCGGCTCGTAAGCTAAAGGTTATAGGCTGTGTTGATACCAGAAATCCAAACGATACGAGGTAGCGCCTTGTATAATCCTGTATCATTACATAGTGTTTTATACAAAGGAAGTGTTGTATATGAGAGGTAGTATAATAGCAAACTACATAGACGATGAATATAGAAGAAGAAAATTTTATGAGAATAAGAAAAGACAAAAGTGTATTATAGATGAGAAAAGACAATGCGAGAAATGTAAATATTTAAATATATGTGAGGATAAAGATGAAATTTAAAATAAATAATACGGAATGGCTAATAGAAGAAGTAGATGAAGCCACAATAAATAACGAAATGAAAAATGATGGAACATTAGGAGTAACAATATATAGAACTCAAACAATAATACTACTAAAAGATCAAGCTAATATAATAAAGACATTGAAACACGAACTAACACATGTTTGGCTATATGAATACGGACATAATCAAAACGACGATAAAACATTCAGTTATGAAGATGTATGCGAAGTGGTTGCAAGTAGTAATGATTTTATAAACGAAATAGTAAATCAATATTTAGGAATAGAATTACTATATTTATGTGATAAAGATAAAAATACAGAATGCAATAAGAAGTATTGCGGGAAAGAATGCAATTATACAAGTAACATAGAATTTGCAAAGACAAAATAGAAAGAGAGGTAATCTTATATGACAGATACACAAAAAAGATTTTGTGATGAATATTTAATAGACCTTAATGCAACAAGAGCATATAAGGTTGCTTATCCAAGATGTAAAAAAGATGAAACTGCAAATGCAGCATCAAGCAGAATGTTAAGAAATGTTAAGGTTCAAGAATACATATCTAAAAAGCAACAAGAAATAGAAAAAAGAACAGAAGTAACACAAGATATGGTAATAAAAGAGTTAGCAGCAATAGCTTTTTCAAAGGCAAGTGATTATGCAAAATTGAAGAAAATGAAAAGAAATGTACCAGTATTTGACGGAGAAGATATAGTTGATTACAAGGAAGAAGAATATACTGGAATAGAGTTTACTCCTACAGATGAATTGACAGAAGAACAGAAAAAAGCATTATCTGGGATAAAAGAAGGTAAATTTGGAATACAAGTAGATTCATGTGATAAAGTTAAGGCTCTTGAATTATTAGGAAAACATTTAGGAATGTTTAAGGAAAAAGTAACAATTGATGGCAATGTTAATACAAATAATCCATTTTCAGGAATGTCAATAGAAGAACTGAGAAAGATATTGAATGAATAATAATTTAAAAGAAGAAATAAAAAAACAAGCACGTTTGGAATTAGCCAGACGTGATTTTTTTGAATATTGTAAATTAACTGCATCTGATTTTTACGAAGAAGAACGTAACTTTTTAAAAGATTTATGCTATCAATTACAAGATTTTTACAAGAGCGATGAAAAAGTATGTGTAATAAATATGCCACCAAGACATGGAAAGTCAAGAACTGCAGGAAAATTTGTAGAATGGATATTAGGAACTAATCCAAACGAAAAGATAATGACAGGATCATACAATGAGGATTTATCGAGTTCATTTGCAAAATCAGTAAGAGACACAATAGCTTCTGAAAAAACAGAAGGCGTAATCGTATATAATGATATATTTCCTAATACCAAGATTAAAGATGGCGAAGCTACACAAAAAAAGTGGGCATTAGCTGGAAGTAAGGTGTCAAATTATTTAGCAACGTCGCCAACAGGTACTGCAACAGGGTTTGGATGTACAATAATGATAATAGATGACCTCATAAAAAATGCTAAAGAAGCCTATAATGAAAATACATTAAAAAATCATATAGACTGGTTTAATAATACAATGTTATCAAGGACAGAAAATGGATTTAAGCTAATTATAATAATGACAAGATGGTCTAGTAATGATTTAGCAGGATATATACTAGAAAATTATCCTAATGTAAGGCATATAAACTACAAAGCAGTTCAAGAAGATGGTTCAATGTTGTGTGAAGATGTATTAAGTAAAGAAGATTATGAATTTAAGACTAAAAATATGAACAAAGACATTATATATGCCAACTATCAACAAGAACCAATAGATGTAAAAAATAGATTATATACATCCTTTAAAACTTATGAAAAATTACCACCAGCACACTATATTATGAATTACACAGATACAGCAGATGAGGGCGACGATTACTTATGCTCAATAGACTATCAAATGTATAACAGTGAATATTATATCTTGGATGTTATTTATACACAAGAGTCAATGGAAGTGACAGAACCAGCAGTAGCAGAAATGATGACCAAAGATAATGTAGGAAATGCGAATATAGAAAGTAATAATGGTGGTAGAGGGTTTGCAAGGAATGTGCAAAAAGAGTTAAAGGAGTTAAAGAATACTCACACAAAAGTAAATTGGTTTCATCAAGGAGAAAACAAAGTTGCAAGAATATTAAGTAATTCGACAGGAGTAATGAATAACATTTATTTTCCAATTAATTGGGAGGATAGATGGCCAGAATTTGCCAAACATTTAAAACATTATGTGAGAACAGGAAAAAATGAACATGATGATGCTGAAGACTGTTTAACAGGGGTATATGAAAATCCAAAACCTAAAAATACAAATATGACAATGACTAATAAGTCTTTTATAAATATGTAACATCTACTAAAAAGTAGGTGTTTTTTGATTGGAGGAAACAATGTTAAGATATAGTAAAGAAAGATTAGTGGAAGAAAAAAGTATAACAGATATATATTTTAAAGCACAACTAGAATTAGATGTTAGAAAAGAATTATATGAGAATTTTAGAAGAAAATTAACAGATGAAGAACTAGCAAGTTTAGATGATGAAGATATAAAAGTACCACTTGAGAGATATATAAGTGTTATGTCTGCCGGTTATTTTGGAGGAAAAGCACCAACATATAAAGTAAAAGCATTTAATAAAGATAAAGACAAAATAATCAAAGAACTATTTAATCATGAAACTAATGACGAAAAAGAAATAATAGAAATAAAAGAATTAATTAAACATATAAATGACTATAATAATGATGCTTCACATTTTTTACATATGGTATTAGATTACTTAATAAAAAGAGCTTGCTATGAAATATACTATAAAGACGAAAAAACAGGAGAAATAACAATAGCAAGAAGTGATGCATTAGAAACTATCGCTATATGGGATTATTCAGCTAAAAAGAATTTAATAGGTATATACAGAATAATTCGTACATATATGGCAAATGGTGAATATCAACAAATGATAGAATTAACAACAGCAGATGGAAAAAGATATTATTACGATACACCTGAAAAAAGAAAAATATTTGGTACACCAGCGTATGAACAAAAATTTAAAGATGAACCATTATTTAAAGAAAACATAAAAGAACAACAACCTAAAAAATGGGACGATGATATACCAGCAACAGCAATAGAAAATTGCGATGGAATAGCAATTTTTGAACCTGTAATCAGTTTAATAAGAGCATATGAGAGATGTATTCAAAATTCAAGAAATGTATTTAAATATAATGATGAAGCAATATTGAAAGTTAGAGGATATACACCAGAAAATCCGATGATTATACAAAATGAAAAAGGCGAAGATATTATAAACCCTGCAAGACAAAAAGAAGATGAGTATGTATTAACAAGTAGAGTAAGATATCTTGATGGAAATAAAGATGTAAATAGTGATATAGCTTGGGTTGAAAAGAATGTAAACGATACGGCATTACAAAATCACAAAAAGACATTGATTGATATTATTTGTTTGTGTTCATTTTGCCCTAATATGACAGATTTAGGTTTTACACAAGCAGATAATAATGCAGCACTTGAAAAGAAATTCTTTAGTTTACAACAATATATAGCAACATTTGAAGGAGATTTCGAAGAAGGTTTAAAAAGAAGGTGGAGAATAATATTAGAAAAATTCAATAAAGAAAAAGGTAAAACATATGATTTTAGAGATATTGAAATAAAACTAAATAGAAATTTACCTTCTGATGTAGCAACAATGATTACTAATGCATTAAAAATAAGAGGATTAGTAAGTGATGATACGGTCATAAACTTATTAGGACTTGATTTAGATGCAACAAGTGAGTTAGCAAAAATGGACTTACAAAATGAAGAAAATATTCAAAAGAATTTACAACAAATGCAAATGATGGGACAAGCAGGAGCAGAGCAAGATAATAAAGAAGATAAACAAGATGATAAAGTGACAGACTTAACAGACACACAAAAAGCACAAAAACTAACAGCAGATAATAAGAAAGAACAAACTAAAGTAGTTAATAAACAAATCAATAAAGAAGAATAGAGGTGTTTTATATGTGGGAGCAACATGACAAATATGTAAAACAATTAAAACAACTATACAATAAAACATCAAGACAAACACAAAACAGATTACAAGAACTATTTGATACATTTAATTTTACAACAGAAAATATCTACAATATTATAGATAATAAAACTAAGAAAAGAATAAATACATATATAGAGTCTTGGAAAGAACAAGGATTACTAAAAAATAATAATTACTTTACTGTATTAGCAAACAATATTTACAAAAGAACAAGAGTAAAAAATAGTGAAATATTAGAATTACTAATTTATAGTGCATATATAGAAGAACAAAGCAAACTTGAAGAACAAGAAAAACAAATAATGTATGAAGATGCCAATTATTACTATGAACAAGGACAACAAGAAGTAAATAAAAAGAAAAAGCCATCAATATTAGCGATGGCTTTATTTCTTGCATTATTAGATCAACCAAATTATAGTGGCTTTAATTGGAAACAGTATATTGAAGCTACAATGCAATATAATACACAACAATTATACAAACAGGCAATTTTAAATATACAACAACAAAGAGACCTAGAAATCAATTCTAGTGAGTTTCAAACGATAATAAACAGGCAAAATAATCAAAAACTTAATATAAATAATGACAAAATATCAGGGGCAGCGGATTTACAAATGATTGGATTAAATAATCTAGCAAAAGTAGAAGGAATAAAAGCTAACGCAGATGATGACGCACAAGTGGAATTTTGGGCAGTAACCGATGAACACAGTACCGAAATGTGCCAATCAATGAATATGATGCGATTTTATATTAATAAAGAGAATAAGTTTGATAGGTATTGGGGTAATAGTAAAAAAGATGTTAAGCTTATGCCAGTGAGAGTAAAAGGACTTGTCCCTGGTATTAACTTGCCTCCAATTATGTACTATTGGCACTGGTGCAGAAGCACAATAAGATATGTTCCACCAGTTGAAAAGCTAGGGAAAATAGAGTATAATCTTGATATACCTAAAATAAGTAAAGATATTAAACAAGTTTTAAGCAACACAAAATTAAATTCCAGTGTAAAAAGACTGTTTAATAAATATCTAACAGGCAACAATGCAAAAATAGATAATAACTTAAATGTTCCAATGAGATATAGTATTGATGATGATAAGATATATATAAATCCAAACCACTCAGATTTTAAATATTATGACTTATCTGAAAGTTTAACACATGAGATTATACATATGATAGATGTACGAAACAATATATCTGATAAATTGAATATAGATAATGAATTGAGAAGAGCAAGATTACAAATAGATGTAGATGAAGATAAATATATTAATCTGTTGTCAAGTAGCAAATATGAAGATAATATGACATTAAGTGATATATTTTCTGCCATAACTAATGGTAAAATAACTGGAAATTATGGGCATGATAATAATTATTGGTTAAAAGATAATACAAGAGTGGAGAAAGAATTATCAGCAAATATAATGTCAGCATGTTTAACAAACAATAAAGATACATTATATGTAATAGATAATATACAAGGTTTAAAAGAAATTAAAGAAAAGGTGGTAAAAGCATATCATGATTATACCAGATGATGTAAAGAATTTAATTCATAAATATATAGAACAAAAAGGCAAAAGACCATTGCCGTTTAATTATGATGAGTGGAATAGTTTTACAGAGTATAAAGAATATTTAGAAAAAGAATTAAAAAAATAGCACTTACTAACAAGTAGGTGCTTTTATTATGGAAAGAAGGTGAAAAAATGAACGATAGAGCAAAATATTTAGCAGTAGATGAAGAAAAAAACAACAGAATACAACATATAAGAGAATGTTTCTCAATTATCTATGATGAAATTGATTTAAAGTGCAAACCAAGTAGAGAAACATCATTAGCATTAACTAAACTAGAAGAAGCACAATTTTGGGTTATAAAAGGAGTAACAAGGGAGGAAAAATAATATGTGGTTATTAGTTTTAATATTAAGTATTAAATTACAAATGCCAACTTGGTATTGGATTATATTTACGGTAATTACAATATTTAGACCGGTTATATGGGCATTTAAATATAATTTTGCAGAAGGATATATGAAAGCAAAGAATAAAGATAATAAATAAGTTATTAACATTTTATAATTATAAATCAAGAACCAAGTCGACGGGTTCTTTTTTTGTTGTCCTAGATAAGACATTAAACTGTCTATATTTGTTTGGTTAGACTTCCGTAAAAAGTCAAAATAGTTTGGTTATAACTCAGCCGAAAAAGTTAAAGGAGGAATTTCATCATGGATAATAAAGATGAAGAAATGAAAAAAGATATGGAATCTACTGCCGAGAGTGTAGAAAAAGTTGAACCATCAAATGTCGAAGAAAATAAAGAAAAAACTTATACAAGAGATGAAGTAAACAAGATGATTAATGCTGAAAAGCAAAAAGAAAGACAAGCAATGTTAGAAGAAATGGAAGCCAAAAAAGCAGAGGCTGATAAACTTGCAAAAATGGATGAAGACCAAAAAAAGTCTTATGAATTAGAGCAAGAAAGAGCTAGAGCAAATAAGGCTGAAAATGAACTAAATGCTTATAGACTAAAAGACGAAACAATTCGTCAAGCAAATCAAAGAGGTATCTCATTAGGATACATAGATACTATTGATTTTTCAAGAGAAACCGCTGAAAGTATCAATTCAAAATTAGATATATTTGAAAAAGTATCAAAAGCAGATAGAGAAAAAGCAATAAATGAGTATTCTAAAGAACCTGCTCCTCAAACAGGAGATTCAATTGAAGGTTCTAAACCAGAAAGTCAAATGACTTATGAAGAACTTTGCAAATTATCAAAATATAAAAATTAAAAGAAAGAAGGTATAAAAAATGGCAGATTTTACAAGTACAGGAACATTTAACAAAAAATATTTTAATGAAAGAGCATTCGGTGCTTATTATGACACAATTCCACAAGAAAGATTAAATTTATTAATAAAATCAGGAGTATTACAAGGAAACAATAGAATAAGAGAAATGTTTGCATCACAAACTGGTGCTGAATATGGAATAATTCCAATGATAGGAAGATTAAAAGGCAAACCAGTAAACTATGATGGAAAAACAAAATATGATGAAGGAAAAACATTGCCAACATATAAACAAGGTGTTGTTGTTATTGGTAGAAAAGACAAGTTTTATGAAGATGACTTTACATATGATGTAACATCTAAAAAAGACTTTATGAGTCAAGTTGCAGACCAACTAGGAGATTACTGGGATAGCGCATGGGAAGATGTATTATTAATTATAACAAAAGCATTATTCTCAATGAAATCAGATGCAGGTAAAGTTTTTGCTTCAAAACACACATATGATATATCAGGAGAAACTGAGTCATCAGTAGCTGAAACAACATTAAATACAGCGTTACAAAAAGCATGTGGAGATAGAAGAAGAAACTTTAAATTAGCAGTAGCAAACTCTGTAATAGTAACAAATCTAGAAGGAAAAAAATTAGTAACAAACTTAAGATATAATGACCCAAATGGAATTGAAAGAGAACTAAATGTTTATACATGGAATGGAAAATTATTAATTGAATATGACGAAATAACAGAAGAAGAGGGAGACCCAATATATGCAAAAACTTCTGATAAAACTTTAACAGAAGGAAAAACATATTATACAAAAAGCGGAACAAATTATACAGCAGTTGCAGAACCTTCTGTTGAAAATATTGGAAACTATTATGAAGTTTCAGGATATGGAGATTCTAAGTATGTTACTTATGTTTTCGGAAAAGGAGCATTTGACTATGAAGACTTAGGAGCAAAAGTACCTCATGAAATGGATAGAGATGCTGATAATGATAGAGATTACTTATATGAAAGACAAAGAAAAGTAATGGCTCCTCATGGTGTTAGTTACTTAATGAAAAATCAAGCAACAGATTCACCAACAGATGAAGAATTAGCAGATGGAGCAAACTGGGATTTAGTAGTAGGTTCTGATGGAAATACATATAACCATAAAGAAATTGCTATAGCAAGAATAATCTCAAAAGGATAGAAAGGAAGGCAATAGATGTTAGAACAAATAAAAAAAAGATTAGGAGCAAATTATATTGAAGATACAGAAGATATAATAAAAGACATCATAGCAGATATGACTTCTATTGCCTGTGATGCTTCTAATCGTAAAGAAACTGATAAAAAATTATTTCCATATATAAAAAAAGCTGTTATTTCCGAATACAATGCAAGAGGTGCAGAAGGTCTATTAAGTCGCAATGAAGGTTCTATTTCAAGTTCATTTAATGATATAGAAAAGAAATTAAAAATTGATGTTGCTTCAATAAGGATATTCAAGTAATGCTATTACGAGATTTAACAAAAGTATATATATCAGAGTATGAAGAAATAGAAGACCACGGAGAAACGGAAAAGGTATGGAAATTTAAATCAATGAGCAAAAAAAAGCCATATGCATATTTGAACATGCAACAAGATGTCAATGAACTTGACAGAAAATCAACAGGTGAAGTGGATTATAGTACATATAAAGGTCGTACGACTAAAAATTATGATATACAAAAAGGCAATGGAATATCATTTGAAGATATCTCAAAATTAGAGAAGTTTATTCCAGAATATAGAGTACTAGATAAAAATAAAATAGGAAGTACATATGTGTATAGAATGGAGAAAATACAATGATAAATTTCAATTGTAATATAAAAGTAAAACATAATTTTAAAAATATAGATGCTATAATTCAAAAATTACCACAAACTGCAAAAATAATAACAGAAGATGTATTAAAAAACATTAGAGGTTACGCTATAAGGTTGGAAAAAGGACATAATGAAGAAGGCATATTAGTCGAAATGATTGATATGTCAACCAAAGAAGTGAAAGGGCGTGTATATACAGACAAAGATAAGTTTCCTTGGGCTATGTTTGAACATTTTGGTACAGGAGATTTTAGAGAACTACCTCCAGTAGGAACTACAAAACATTTCTTGGAAACAGGAGGAAGTCAGTGGTTCATTCCTGTCTCAAAGACTGAAAAAGAATTGCATTATCCAATTATTGAAATAAATGGTACGCAATTTTATGTAGCACACGGAGTTAAAGCTTGTCATTTCATGACTGATAGTGCGTTTTATACTAGAGACGAAAATAAAGAAATTACAATAAAGAAACTCAACCAAATGTTTAGAGATATTTGTAAATAAAAAAATAGGAGGCATGATTAATGCAAGAAATTTGGAAGGATATTAATATAGATGGCTTAAAAGAAAAATACCAAGTTAGTAATTTAGGGCATATAAAAAGTCTAAAAAGAAATATCAATATGAAGTTAATACATGACAAAGATGGATATCCGACTATATTTCTTTGGAAATATAAAAGAAAAGTACATATTATAGTTCATAGAATGGTGGCACAAGCATTTATACCTAATCCAGAGAACTTACCACAAGTAAATCATAAAGATGGCAATAAATCCAACAATAATGTTGAAAATTTAGAATGGGTTACTTGTTCGGAAAATGTAAAACATGCATATAAGACAGGACTTAATAAACCAAGGTATGGAAGTGAAAATCAGCTTTCTAGAAAAATAATTCAATATGACATTAATATGAATAAAATTGCAGAATATGAAGGAATTAGAGAAGCGGAAAGAAAAACTGGATTCGATAACGGATATATTTCTGCTTGTTGTTTAGGAAAATATAAAAAAGCTTATGGCTATATATGGAAATATAAAGAGGAACAGAAATGTTCTTCTTTTTTGGAGGTATGCAAATAATGAAAGATTTAAGTATAAAGGACTTTAGCGATTTAGTATATGAAAAGCTAGAAAATTTGTATAAGAATAAACCGATTTTAAGCAATCCAAATACAGAAAGTAAATTTCCTATATTGGAATTGCATACACCTTTGAAATCAGTAAATCTAACAGAAAACGCATTTCCTATTCGTTCTACATTTCAAATATCAATCACTTGTTGGAATGAAAAACAAAGACAAGCAATGCAAATGACAGATGAAGTTAGTACAAGACTTCAAGAATTAAATTTAATAAGGACTAATACCAGTCCTGCAGTATATGACTCTATATTGCAAAAATATGGTATAACAATAACTTTTGAGGTTCGTTACAATTCAATAACGACCTCTTTTAATTTTATAAGATAATAAGGAGGAATAAAAAATGCCAGAACCAAAAGCAAGTACATTAACAAAACTATTTCATGCTGATACATTAACAAACTTAAAAGATTCAACTAAAAGAAAACAAGTAGCTTTCGTACAAAGCATTCCAGAATTTTTAAAAGCACCAGAGGGAATAACATATAGTGCTTTAGATATTCCTGATGAAAGACAAACAGAAGGAAGACAAAAAGCAGAGAATCTAGAAATAGAAATATTGTTTAAAGAAGACCAATATGATGAATTAAAAGCAGTTCAAACTGCTAAGACAAATGGATATTGGGCAATTCAATTACCGGAAGAAACAGCTACAGAAAGTGGAAAACCACTAACATGGTATTTTACAGGTACATGTTATATAGGAATGAGTGAAATTGCTATAGATGATATGTTAAAATCAAAATTAACAATCTATAGAAGTTCAGAAATAACAGAAAGAAAAGGATTTCCCACAGCCTAGTTCTGCAAAATTGAGTGCTAGGAGCAGAACCATAAAGAGAACTAGCACAACAGAAAAAAATACTGAGAAGGCAGAATAAGCCTTCTCTCTTTTGCAAAGGAGAGAAAATATGATAATAGAAACCAAAAATAAAATAATTAATTTAGTAATAAAAACAAGAAAAATAGTAGAAATAGCTAACCTACTAAAAAATAAAAATTTTGAAGAAGCTTTTACAAAAGCTTATGCTATATGCGATATAGAAGCTTTGGCTAAAATCATATTAAAATTAGCAGAAACAGAAGATGAGAAAAGTGCATTTAATTCAATAGATGAAGTATATGATTTTATAGACGATTGCAGAAAAGAAGGAATAGTTGTAAATGATTTATATTTAAAGATTGCGGAGGCTTTGAACGAAGAGGGTTTTTTCAAAAAGAAAATGACCAAGAAAGAACTAAAAGAGTTGATATCAAATCCTTTATCAACAATGAATATGAACGAATTAGTTCAAAAATCGGCAGAGAATGCAATGAGCAAAATAGCAGAGGAACAATTCCAAGGTTTCAGGGGCTAAATGATATAATTTTAAGAATAAAAAATACAAATAATTTAATTGAATTGATTTATGCAACAGAGTCTTTGGCATATTATTTTAATATGAAACCGTTTGAATTTTGGAATAGTAGATATTCAGAAATCAATATTTATTGCCAAACTCATTTGGCTAAAAATGCTGACGATTTAAAACGTGAGATTAATTTACAGGAAGCGGTAACAAATAAATTAATAAGAGCAGATAGCTTATCGAGAAATCCAAAAATAATCCCTATTCGAGATAATTATAAAAATTTATTTCAAGATGAAGAAAAAGAATACATTCAGTCACCAGAAGAAATAACAAAAAAGATGAGACTTCTTATGATAAAAGAAAAAAAATAATTTTTTCGACAAGTTTCGACAAAAATACATGAATAAAAGTGCTATACTTCTTTATATAATATAATAAAAGGAGATATAGAAGATGGAAGATATACAAATAAAAACTAAATTCTGCAAATTTTGCGGTGAAAAGATTCCAGAAGATGCGGTTATGTGTACTCACTGTGGAAGACAAGTTGAACAATTAAAAGGAGAACAACCTCAGGTTGTAATAAATAATGCAAACACTAACACCAATATGAATAAGAATATTGGAGCAGTATCTGGTAGACCAAAAAATAAATGGGTGGCAATAATACTTTGTGCATTTTTAGGATTTCTAGGTGCACACAAGTTCTATGAAGGCAAAACAGGAATGGGAATATTATATCTATTTACTTGTGGATTATTTGGAGTAGGAATAATAATAGATTTTATAGCATTGTTATTTAAACCAAATCCTTATTATATATAAGAAACAACTGATAAAAGCACTTGCAAATTATTATAATTATAAAAGGAGATTGATTATGAATATCGAAGAGTATGTAAAAAATAACAAGACTTATAACATTCTTAATAGAAGTGCAATTATAAAAGCACAAAAATTAGTTGAAAGCAATGAAGAAGTATTATATGCATTAGTAACAAATATTTCTATAAGTCCAAAAACTGATACTAGTTTTAGAAATCAAAAAAATTTCTTTGGTGGAGCTATGCAAATAAAAAATACTTTAAGTGGAGTGATTGTAATAACCAATAAAAGAATAATTTTTTGTAACTCAGTAATAGGGACTACCAATGAAAAACAGTTAAGAATAGAAGATATACAATCAATTGATGAACACATAAGTGTATTTAAAACAGGAGAATTAAGGGTTAATGGAATAACAGAAACTTTTATAATAAAAATATTAAGAAAAGGTTTGAATGAGGAAATAAAAAAAGCAATAAATAAAGCTAGAAATGAGCAAAAAAACAATAAGATAAGCAGTAATATTTCAAATGCTGACGAAATCAGGAAATATAAACAATTGTGTGAAGATGGAATAATAACCAACGAAGAATTTGAAAGAAAAAAAGCGGAATTGCTAAAATAATTAAGAAAAAAAACACTTACTTATGAAGGCATCAGATTAAATCTGGTGCTTTTTATTATGCCTAAAAAGAAAGAGGGTGAAAATATGACAGTAGAAGAAATTGAGATAATTGTAACAGCACAAGTAGAAGAGGCTTTAAAAGAGTTTCAAAAGTTTTTACCAGCTATAAAGCAAACAATAAGGCAAGCACAAGAGGCTTTTTCAAAAGTAGATACTAGAGCAATGACAAGTAAGTTACATCAAGCAGTTAATTTTATGAAAAAGAAAATGCAAAATTTAAAGAAAAGTTCTGAAAACAATGAAATAGCAATAAAAGTAAATAATAAAGATGCACAAAAACAAATATCTCAAGTACAAAAACAAATAGATAGTTTGCAAGAAAAAATAAATGCTCGACAAATGAAATTAAACGTAATAAATCCTCAGATTGATAAAATTGTGGATGATACTAGAAAAAGTGTAACACCAGAAGGAATAAATCCTAATGATAAAGCAATGGATACAACAGTGAATAATGCATTAGGAAACAATAAAGATTTTACAGTGTTAAATAATCAAGCACAAAAATTATATACTGAAATAGAAATGTATAATAAACAACTTAGTGAAGCAAAAAACAAAATGACACAATTAAAACAAGAAATAAATCAAACAGCAATTAGTCAAGGAAAATTGACTAGCTTTTTTAGTGGATTTAAACAAAAAATAGACCAAGTAAAGCCAAGCATATCAAAGATGAAAAACAGTTTTAAAGGTTTACCTAAAGTCACTCAAAATATAACTAATAATATAAAAGGAATGGGAACAGGTTTAAAAAACGGATTAGGACATGTTTTAAAATATGCAATGGCATTATTTTCATTAAGAGGAATTTATTCAATATTAAGTGGGTGTGCAAATGCATGGCTATCTAGCCAAAATGCAGGAGCAAAGCAATTAAGTGAAAACATAAATTATATGAAGTATGCTATGGGTAGTGTACTAGCACCAGTAATTCAATTTGTCACTAATCTAGTATATCAATTAATGAAAGCTATTCAAAGTGTTGCTTATGTATTAACAGGAGTAAATATATTTGCAAAAGCAAGTGCAAGTTCATATGCTAACATGGCTGGAAGTGCAAAAAAAGCGAAACAGGAAACAAAAGCGTTAGCAGGTGTCCATAGTGAAATAAATAATATTTCGGACAAAGATAATTCGGATGGTGGGAGTGGAGGAACAACAGCTCCTAGTTTTGATTTAGCTGGAATAGATGATCAGATGTCGCCATTGGCTCAAAAAATGTATAACTTTTTTAAACCGCTTGTCTATAGTTGGAATAAATATGGAAAGCAAGTCCAAGAAGCTTTTAAAAATGCTGTTAGTGGAATAGGACAAGCAATTAGTGCTATGTGGAAGAGTTTAGAGACATTATTCACTACTGGTACTATATATTCTATAATTGCAAACATATTAAATTCAATAGGACAAATAGGAACTGCGTGGGCAAATGCTTGGAACAACAACAATAGTGGCACAGAGATAATTCAAGGTATTGCTGATATGATAAACAATATTACTAAAGCTATTTTAAAATTAGTTTCAAGTACAGGATTTCAATCATTTTTGGATGGAATTATAAGTGCATTCAGTGGTATTGTGCAATTTATAGAACCAATAGTATCAGGCTTATCAGATATGGCGGAAATAATATTAGAAATAGTACTTTCGGCAATAGGAGATGTATTAAAGACAGTTGGAGATGCATTACAGGCAATAGCACAAAATGGAATAGTAGTAGAGATACTAAAAGCGGTAGGCGAGGCTATTACAATATTAGTTGGTGCAATAGTTTTATGGAATGTGGCACAAGCAATATTAAATGGATTAATGGGCTTGTTTACAATTTTAACATCTCCAATAACATTAATTATACTAGCAATTATAGCAGCCATAACAGCAATTATACTTGTTGTAAAGAATTGGGGAACTATATCAGAATGGTTTCAAGACTTATGGATAAAAATAATAGAAAAATTACAAGAAATATGGAACAATATTAAAGAATTTTTTGTTAATTTGTGGAATAGCATTATAAATACAATAAAAACTGTATGGGTTGGAATCAAAGAGTTTTTGAGCAATTTATGGAATGGAATATTAAATATAGTAAAAACAGTATTTAATGCAGTGGCAACATTCTTTAGTAACATTTGGGATGGAATTAAAAATGTAATAACAACAGTATGGAATGCTATTACAAACACAATTTCTAGAGTAATAAATGGAATAAAAAATACTATTTCAAACGTACTTAAAGGAATAAAAAATATCTGGAATAATGTTTGGAATGGGTTAAAAACTACAGTAACCAATATATTCAATGGAATATGGAACACAATAAAAAGAATTATAAACTCTATTTTAGGTGGAATCGAGGGTATGGCAAATGGCGTTGTAAAAGGAATAAATAAGGTAATATCAGTAATGAATAATTTAAGCTTCGACATTCCAGATTGGGTTCCAGGAATGGGCGGAAAAAAATTTGGATTTAACATCGGCTATATGAGCGAAGTATCATTACCAAGATTAGCAAAGGGGAATGTTGCTTATGAAAAAACACTAGCAATTTTCGGAGAATATGCAGGAGCAAGCAATAACCCAGAAATAACAACACCACAAAATATAATGAGAGAAACGTTTGAAGATGTTTTATCAAATTATAATAACGAAAATAGTGATAGACCTATAAATCTTACAGTAAACGTAGGAAGTACAAAACTAGGACAAATATTATTAGACAATTTAAGAGATATGAAAAGACAATCAGGAAAAGACATAGAAGCATTAGTAGGAGGATAAAATTATGTTATGGAAAGAACATGGAGATACGGGAAATTTACCGACACCGTCAACATATAGTGCAGACATAGAAGATACAGACAAAGACAGTTATTCTTCTATTGTTGATGGTTCTTTAATAGATAATCCCATAGCTGTAGGAATGTTAAAGCTTTCTATGTCATGGGATTTTAACACAGAAGAAGAAGCAGAACAACTTATACAAAAGACATATAAAAACCCATTTATATTGGATGTTAAAGTTCCAGTAGTAAATGGAGGTTTTTTAGAAAATGCAAAGTTTAGAGTATCAAAAAGAAAAGTCGAAATGATAAGTACAGAAAAAGAAACGAGTACTTCCAAAACAAAATGGAAGTGCTCTTTTAATTTAATGCAAAAAGAATTAACAGAAGCACAAAAAACAGCGGTAGAGGGGGCAAATAGTTAATGTATAGTACAAGTAATAACTATAAGTCTAAAGTATACAATGTAACTCATTTATTAAAAGTATACATAAATGACACGGAGATAGATTCTAAATATATATTAGACTGTAAACCCTCGAAAAAAGCTTTCTCAAGTGATGAGTTTGCATTGGGCTGTATAGAAGCACAAAGCATAGAACTAAAATTATATAAATCAGTAATACCTGCAACTATAAACAAAGTAGAAATCAAGAGTGGAATAACAGGCGAAATAATACCTGTTGGAGTATTTAATGTGGATGATATAAGCAAAGAAGACGATTACACAGTAACATTTAAATTACGCGATAATATGATTAAATTTGAATTTAATTATAATGGAAAAACACTAATAGATAGTAATAATGGAAAAGCAAAAATAATACAGGTACTACAAGACTTATGTACAAAAGCAGGAGTAGAACTTCGGTTCTACTTCTTTTTTAAACATGAATAAGGAAATAGCAGTGTACGACAATACAGTATCAGCAAGAACTTATTTAAGTTATATAGCAGAACAAGCTGGTGGAATAGCAGTAATAGGTAGAGATGGAAAACTATATATAAAAACAATCGGAGAAAGTTCAGTTACACTTCCATTAAAGTTATTTAAGACTTTTAAATGGGGAGAAAAATTTAAAATAACACGTGTAAGGTATGATGATGGAATACAACTATTTGAAAAAGGAGATACAACAGGCAATACAGTTTATATCAGCCAAGACAATATGTACATAGTTGATCAAGACCAAATCAATAATATTTATAACACATTAAAAGGACTAGAATTTTATAGTTTTGAGGGCGAAAGCATAATAGATCCAGCACTAGATACAGGAGATATCGTTGTTATAGATGGTAAAAATGTAATATACCAAGGTTCAATGCAATTTTCAGGACGTTGGATTGCAAATATTGAAAGCAAAATACAATGTAAAGCAAAAGAAGAAACAACTACTAGAACACCATCACAAAGAACTATAAACAGAAGAGTGGAGTCAAATATTAATCAGATAGATGGAAAAATAACTCAACTAACCGAAGAAACCACAGAGAACACACAAAAGATAACCAAAGTAGAGCAAGACGTAAATGGAATAACCAGTAAAGTATCATCAGTAGAGCAATCAGTAGAGAACATAACAAAAATAGAAGGTACAGCAGAAGGAAAGAACATATATATAGATGATGCATCTGCGGAACCATTAATAGATATAATGCTAGAGGGCGAGAGCCAACAGGGAGCAAGCCCTAGCCCAGATAATCTAAGCAAAATAGAGAATTTGGAGGGGAAGAACAAAGTTAAAGAAATAAATTGGAAACAGATGCCAAGTATATCAACAGGAGCAACTATAACAAATGTAAACGGATATGGAACAGATTATATTGACGTTGATAATACAAAACAATACATTTTTAGTTATCTTGGAACATCAGGTTCTAAATATATTGTATATTATGATAAAGACAAAAACTTTTTAGGATATGATACTGAAATACAAATAAATAACTTTGCAAAATGGAATGAAACAGGATATGTACGTTTAAGAATAGATTGTCCTCAAGGTTCTGTAACAGCCTTTCAGTTAGAAGAAGGCACAGTAGCAACAGGTTACGTACCATATAATTCTCTAGAAATAAAAGATGTAGGAAAGAATCTATATGCAGGAAATGAAATAACAATAAATGGCACATATTCTTCAAATACATCTGTTAATTTAGGCTCAAGATATTTAAGTGAGGGAACTTATACTATTAGTTTGACTAATAGTTTACCAAACAATAGTTATATATATTTAGGCGCGAATGGTTCAATAGCAACGGCTATAAGGAACAAAGCAACTTTTACATTAACAGAAGAACAAAATGTTCCAATGCGACTAGTTGTTAAAGCTGGAACATATAGCAACTTTACTACGAAGATAATGATAGAAAAAGGCATGGTCGTAACAGACTACGAACCCCACCAACAACAAACAGAATACTTCCCATTATCAGAAGGACAAAAGCTATACAAAAACTCTTATTTGGTAGATGATGGAATACATCATAGTAGGAAACAAGTTGTGCTGGATGGGACAGAAACAGGTTGGTATACGCTAGCAAACCAAACTGGTACAAACACCTCATATTTCTGTATACCTAAAAGTGATATGAAAAAGGCGAGCACATTAATTTGTGATAAATTTATTAATCGAAACGTTTGGAATACTGATGAAGAAGGCATTCAAAGTATTATAGATAATCTTATAAGATTAAGAATCAATACTAGCAGAGCAAGCACGGTTGCAGAGTTAAAAACTTGGCTATCAAACAACCATATCAGAGTAGAATACGAGCTAGCCGAAGAAGAAATAGTACCTTATACAGAAGACCAAAAAGAAGCGTGGGAGAAATTAAGACATTTTACATTATTTAGAGGTATTAATAATATAACAAGTACAGCAAATGCGAAAATCACATATGTTAGAGATAATGGATTAAACAACACATATGAAACCAAACGAAACGTAAAAGAAAATTACTACACAAAAAGTGAAACAGACTCACAAATAAGTCAAACAGCAGACTCAATCAAAGAGTCAGTCAAAGCAATAAACGAACAAACACAAGAAAAGCTTGCAACATTGGAGCT